TCGTTCTTAACCGGAGCAGCCGAGAAGCCCGACAGCTTGGTTTCTTCTTCGAACGAACGTTCCGAGGTTTCCGTTTCGAAAATCTCTTTGTGCTCTTCGCCGTAGCGGGCGTATTCGAGGCCGAACAAAGCGTTCAGGCCGGGCAGGAGCTCTTTGAGGAGCTGAGCGCGTGAAATTGCCATGTGTTAGACTCCTCTTATACGCCAGTTGGGTTGAGATACTGGTGCATCCCTTGGTTCCACTTAACGACAACCTCGGTGTAAGAACCGGGGTTACCTGCAGGTGAAGTTTCAGGAATAACATCAATGATACGGACCGGCCAAGTCGAGGTCGTGGCAGTGGTCGAGCTAACAGCAACGCGAGAGTTGCCATTCGTCGTGCTACCAGCGTTCTGAACGAGGACAGCATTGTTACCAACCGCAGTGCGGTTGACAAAGCTGATGGTGGTACCGCTCGAAACCACAGCAACCTTGAACAAAGCGTCCGGGTCATCCTGCACATAGGCTTGGATGTCCGTAGCCGTCACGTTACCGGGGTAGAACTGGCGGAAGGTCTTACCGAACACCGGATCGGTGTAGGTGCAACCAAGGAAAACACCAACCGGCGTAGCAGCGCTCGTGCCGGTGTCTTTCGCCAGAGTACCGGTGCTGGCCAACGTCACAACGTCACCATAAAAGATGGCTGTCGCGGAACTGGCGGCAATCGGTATCTGCCGGGTAGCACCAGCAAAAACCTGCCCACCGATCAGATTGATCGGGATAAGGCCGTAAGGGCCATCAACAGTGGGATAAGTCATGTCTATAAGCTCCTAGCTTATTTACCTCTACCAAATGATGTCGTAGACCGTTTCTCACGAAATAGCGGCATACGAGCATCGCTCTCGCGCATGAAGTTGTTATCCACCGACTCCATCTGGGACTGATTTTTCTGCGCGAAATATGCTTTCCGCTGTTCCATCAATTCCATAGGTGCCTTGCACAGCAACAGTCCTGCGACTTCGATGTTGTCTTTGAAGCGGCTATCCGGGTCGACCATCATCTGGAACTTAGGCTGTTCTTCGATGCGAACGGGTTCCCAACCTTCTCTCAGCTTAGCCGAGATATTGCGAGGATCGCTCTGCCCCAGAGTAGATACACGTACCCAACGATATGCGTATCCGGGCTGTTTATCCGGTTCTGGCAGGGTTGATGCCGGTTGCCAGACCTTAGGGCGTTCTGCTTCCGCACGAGATTGACGAGGTGCGCGGGTCGGCTTGTTTTCGCCGTCGAGCATTTTCTCGATATTATCCAAAATATTCTCCGACATATTAGTTCTCCATCTTCATGAGTTCACGAGCATATTGCTCGGGGGTCAGACCCAGTTTTTTGGCTATCACCAGCTGGGACTGCTTGAGCACGATCTTTTTGGGGGATCGGGTTCGGGAAGCGGGAGCAACTACCGGAGCTGCTTTTGGTTCACGTACGGAGGGCTTGGCCTCACCAGTGTCCACTTCATCCCCGAAATAATCGGGGAAACGACGGCGCATCGTTTTGTCGACTGCGCTCCAATATTCGTCGGTGCCCGCATATTGCGGACCTCGTTCGGTTACGAGCTTCTGGTGAAGCCCGAGAGCAGCTGCAGTCATTTCCGGGTCGGTACCGTACCATGTGTTGCGCTCTTGCCACGCAACGGTTTTAGTATCGAGCCGGGGCTGTTGCACCTGCTGTTGTGGTATTTCTACCTCAGTTTCAGCCTGCTGTAAAGTAGGACGATAATTCTTGATCTGCTGCAGCTTATAATTGGCCGTAGCGAGCTTCTCCTGCGCGTCCGTGAGCTTGTCAGCGTCACCCGACTCATAGGCTTCCTTGAACTCACGCTTGGCAGCGGAGACCTCAAATTCAGCATTCTGCAGGTAGCTGCCGATGAGCGACTGCTCGCCTTCCGACATAGTAGCCTTGAGCTTGCGGTTCTCTTCGAGCAGGCGTTGAGCAGCGGTTAGGGCTTCTGCTTTCTCCCGCGCCTCGCGCTCTTTCTCCCGGCGCTCGTCGTGCCAGACCTTCTTCATCTGCTTAAGGCGAGTCTTGACCTTCTCGGAATACTCCTCAAGCTCATCAGCTTCAAGTTCCTCGACCAACTCCTTGGGCATGGGCGTACGGCCCCTGTCTTCCTCAGGAGTGTCATCCTCTACCATTATCTCGGGTTTTTCGACGGTTTCTTCTTCGATCTCGAACGAAAAGTCGTCGTTATCGTCGCTTTGCATGTTCATTTTCGTCTCCTTTGTACGGCAAACTGCCGTTTTTACGCTCGGGTAATCCCGCGCGGGTCCTCAACCACAGCTTCGACAGAGTCATCATTGATGATCCTGAACTCGCGGCCATGGATTTTTACGCGACTACCTGCGTGCGGACGCGTCAGGATAAAGTCGCCTTCTTTGCACCACGGCCCTGAGGGGAAGCGTGACGCATCTTTGAACGCATCGGGGCCAACCTTGAGTACGAACAGCACCGGAGTGGTAAGCTCCTCGAACTGCAGGGTAGCGTCGGACTTATAGATACCGCCTGCGGTTTTCTCTTCTGCATCGGGGATGGCGCACAGGATGCGATATCCGGAAGGCTCAGGTAGCTGCTTAGCCTTACGGTCGTCTGTATCCGGCAGTACGGTAACCGCATCCGGGTTGTTAGGGTCAGACCCGAGAAAAAGCTCAGGGGTCTGCGGCAGAGTTTCGTCCTCTGTATTAGTCATCGTCATGTTCCAGTCTGGTTGCTGTTTCCATAAGGATATTCTTGGCATTCAGCAGCCCACGGTATCTGCCGCAGGCAAACTTATAGTCGCCAAAATCCTTAATGCTGCCGAGCGCGAGGTCTTCCTCGATGATCCGGCATTCCTTGTCGATCTGCTCTGCAAGGTACTTTAGTATGTCATTCATCATTCCTCCTTAGGCGTAGGTTTTTTGGAAACGGGTTGCGGTTGTGCCCTCTGCGCGGTTTCGCGGGCGATCTCGACACCCAAACGAAGCCCGGCTTCCTGCTGTTTTGCCGACAAGTTGGCCTTGTCTGTGGCAACTTTTGCGCCGACCTGTAGGCCAGCAATTTCCTTCTGAGCGGCGATGCGCTCTTTCTCGATCTCGGACTTGTCGGCCATGTTGGCCGCGTCGATCTGGAGCTTCTTCTCCTTGAGCTCGACTTCCTTCGCCTTGATCTGCAGTTCTGCCTGCTGCATCTGGACCAGCGGGTCTTGAGCCACCTGCTGCGCCTGCTGCTGAGCAGCTTCGGCTTGGTTCTTCTGGAACAGCTGAGCTGCCGCCTGCGCGGCGAGCCGCGACACGGCAACCTCGGTCTGCTCGTCCATCTCTGCATTTGGCGGAGGCAGGGGTACACCGGCCTGCTGCTCGATCTGTTTGCGGTACTCGAACGCAAGGTGTTCTTGGATGTGCGCTGCTGCTGCGGCCATAATAGCCTGCGCGTTCGGGCTCTGGCCGACAAGCTGCGCCATCTTCGGGTCTTGCATAGCCGACATATGGACGGCGATATGCGCCTCGTGGTCTTGGTAGATAAACGCCTTCACGGGCTTGCCGTTCAGCAGGTCCATATTCTCGGACACGGGGTCACGCGGCTTCATGTCGTCACCATCCTTGAGCGGCACGAGCTTCTCGGCATTCTTAATCCCCAACACCTCTAGCATCTGACGGTGAAGGTAAGGCAGGTCATAAATCTGCGGCGCGCCCTGCGCCAACTGGATAACAGCCTGATACTGGACGATTTTCTGCGCCATTGTGGCGGCGTTGGGGTCCGATACCGGGATGACCTCGACCATGTCATAGTCGGATTTCTTAGCCTTGCGGCCACCTTCTTCCGGCTCGTAGCTATACTCGTCAGGGGTATAGTCGCGGATGATGGCCTTGAGGAGCCGATACTCCTGCTTCATCGCATAGTGCACGCGAGCCTGCACAGCCGACATCATCTTCAGGGTACGCTCTAGGATTGCCAGCGTAGTTCCGACTGGCGCGTTGGCGGACATGTCGCTGATCTGGAGGTCAGCAGCCCCTGCGAAACGACGGCCTTCTTCTACGATGGTGCCTAGGAGGCTATAGAGTACTTGGCTCGGCTCCTTGTACGGCAGCGGCATGATATTGTCGCGCATCGTACCCGACGCTACGTCGACATCTCGCCACTCAGCCGGGCTTATCGGTGTGTCATCACCCTTGACGCGAAGGCCCTTAGTTTTGAAGCCACCGGGTAGGTTAGACAGAGTGCCAGCATCAACAAGCTGACGGATAAGGCTGGTACCAGACTTAGCAAAAGCGCCAATGAGGTGAATGAGGCCAAAAGCGTAGAACCCAAAACCCGGCACATATGAGTAATGCACGAAGTGGTTACGCTTGGCCTTTTTCTTGTCATCTGGGTTCCAGTTGCGACGGATGGACAGGACCGTCTCGGTAGCCTTGTCGATGGTAACGACGTAGGGCAGCGCGACACTGTCGTCGTCCTCGTCCCTATACTTGTCGTCCTCGATGATGAGGTCGACGTGCATCTCCAACAGCTTGTAGCGGTCGTCAGTCTCGGCCCGGAAGCCCAGCTGCTCGGCTATCTTCTTCTCTACCTCGTCAAGTGTATTAGTCGGCTCAGGCAGCTCCACATCACGGTAGAACCCTGCGGACTGCAGGCGAGCAAGCTCGTTCACCGTCTTACGGAGGATATGGGTGACGCGTTCAGCGACTTCCAAACTGGACGCGCCATAAGGGACGACCACATCCTCTGCGGCCACATACATAGACACCTGACGCCCCAGCGCCGGGTCGAAATACACCTTCTTGAACGCATTGCCTGCTAGGCCCAGACCCCACAGCATGCGCTCATGCTCAGGCCGATACTCCTGCATCACATCGGTCAGCTGGTAATTCATATCCTCCTGCACGCGCGCCGCAGCATCGCGCTTCTCAGGGGTCTCCTTACCTATCAACTGGGTCCGAACCGGACCTTGTGCCGGGAACGTCTCCATCATGGTCTCGGCTTGGAACTTAACCACAGCTTCCGACAGGATGGGGTGGAACACACCACATGCACCGGGCCATGGCTCCGTGCGATCCTCGATCTTAAGTCCCAGTAGCTCAAGCCCGTCCACGTAAGTCTGTATCCAGTCCTTGCGGCTGTTTACATCCTCTTCGAACTCACCGGTCAGGTCACCAGCCAGCTGCACCAGCACGTTCTCGTCGAGCGTC